GGCCCAGCTCGAGGACTCGGACAGTATCTCCCAGGTCCTTGATGGCACGACGAACGAGCAGACCACGATGGGGCGGAAGTACCTGACCGACGTCGATGCTATTGTGCTGACCGAGCAGGAAGCCGGGAACACGATGGACGTGGACATCCCCGACATCACCTGGTCGGGGGCCACCGGGAACGCGGTAGGCGCCCTGGTGATCGGCTACGACCCGAACTCGTCTGCCGACTCGGCGATCATCCCGTTGACGCACCACACCTTCGCCGTGACGCCCGATGGCTCGGATATCGTGGCGCAGATCAACGCGGCGGGCTTCTTCCGGGCGAGCTGATGCCAGTAGTTTTTCCGCCCTCCGGCTTCGGCCGACCCTATCAGGTGACTGCCAAGGCAGGCGTGACGGTCACGGCTCATGCGACTCCGCATACGCAGGGAAACTGGGTCACGCTTCTCGACCCGCTTTCCTACGATGTGTTCGGCATCGACCTGGCGGCGACGAACGTGTCTACGGCGACGACTAACACGGGGATGCTAGCCAACATTGGCGTTGGTCCAACTGGCGGCGGGAGCGAGCAAATCGTTATCCCGTACCTCGACTTCGGGGCAGCCCAAAGCCTGGCCGGGGGGGGCAGGAAATACTTCTTCCCGCTCTACATTCCGGCTGGCAAGGCGCTCCGGGCGCAGTGTCAGGCCGTCATCACCGTCGATACGGTGGTGGTTCACGCCAAGGCATTTGAGTTGCCGCCCCACGGCTACGCCGAGGATGCGCCGCAGGAATGGACACAGTATGGGGCCGTGGCCGGAAGCAGTATCGGCACGGCGGTCACGTCTGGTTCCGGGACGTTTGGCACTGAGGCTCAGGTGATTGCCGCAACAACGAGGGCGCACCGATGGTTCCACGTTGGGCTGGACTTCGCGGCCAATACGGCCCTCTCAGCGGGCATCTACAGGGTGCGCCTAGCCAGAGACGCCGCGGCGGCCGACATCATCGGGATATGGGACTTCTGTGTTCCATCCTCGAGCGAAGACCTGGCCGGGCCGTACCCGTCCTTTCCGGCGTGTTATCCCCTGCCCGCTGGCGAGGCGTTGTACGTCGATGTGGACGGGGCTGCCGCTGAGGCATTGGGCGTGATCGTGTACGCAGCATAGGACGGACCCATGACGATTTCTGTTGTCATCAACAGCGCAACGATCGGCACGACCGAACACTGGTTGGCCTCCAACTCTACGTCCAAGGTTGACCAGACGGAAGACACCCTCAGCCAAGCGTGGATCGACTTCGGCGCGATGACCGCCGGCGACGTGTTCGAGTGGCGACTGGTCGAGAAGGTCAACGCCGGCACACAGCGCACGGTGCACACGGGTCGCGTTGTGGGCGTGCAGGGTAGTCCGGTCATCATCACCGGGTTCTTCCTAGCTGAGGGCTGGGAGATCGGTGTCAGGAAGATCAGCGGGACCGACCGATCCATTGCGTGGTCGCTTCGCAAGGTGACATGACGTGAGCTGGGTCTGGCAACCACTTCTTTATGCTGGGGCCCAAGAGTCTTCCGTATCCGGACAGACCGTCGCTGTCGGACTGGTCACGGAAACCGACCTCGCCCTGGTGGTGACGTGGGCACCCAAGAAGCGACTTGTTGGCCAGGTGGTCGAGACCGATCTCGCTCAGGCCATCGCGCGGGTCAAGCGGCTGGCCATCGGCCTTGTCGTCGAAACCGAGCTGGCGCAGCCCATTGCTGTATTCAAGCGCGTGGCGCTTGGGCAGGCGATCGAAACAGACCTAGTGCAGGCCCTGTTCAAGCGCAAGGTCAAGGTCGTCGGGCAGCCGTCCGAGGCAGACGCTGCTCAGGCAATAGGGCGGCAAAAGCTCCTCGCTGTCCCTCAGGCTTCGGAGACCGACCTCGCGCAGAGCATCACCGAGGCCGGTGGCGGAGAGACTGTCGTCCCAGTTGGCCAGGCGACAGAAACGGAACTCGCGCAGCCATTCTCGGCGCGGAAGACGGCCACCATCGGGCAGGTCATTGAAGCCGATCTAGCGCAGACGATCACTGCGCCTATCCGTCGGCTTGTGGGCCAGGCGGCAGAACTCGATATGGTCCTGGCCATCATCGCGGTGCGCCGTATCATTGTGGACTTGGTTGAGGAGATCGACCAAGCCGTCGCGTTGCATATAGCTCCCCAGCTTGGGAGTGTGGAGGTTGAAGTCATGCGCATGGCCACTGTCGAAATCTCAGACGCCCTAGCCCACATTGTTGAAGTGGAAGAAGAGGTCATATCCGACTCCGCGGAGATTGGGGATTTCTTGGCCGCAACCTGCGATGTCGATGCGATCGCCCTCGGCTTCGTGACCATTGAAGAGATCGTGGGGTGAAAGGGTGACCAACAAATACGAGCAGCACAGCCTGGTCCGCCTGAAGGCAACCTTCAAGAACGCAGCGGCCGTCCCGACCGACCCAACAACTGTGAGCATCAAGATCACATTGCCGGATGGGTCGGTGACGACCTACGTCTACGGAACAGATTCCGAAGTCGTAAAGGACTCGGCTGGTGTCTTCCACATGGACTTCAGTTGCGACACGGCGGGGATCCATAAGTATCACTGGCACGGGACGGGGGCGGTCCAGGCGGCGAAGTCGGGCGACTTCTGGATACTGGAGGGGTAGGTGCCTGTCGACCCACGCGGCCGCGAGATCATTCGCTTGGTCGAGGAGTTCATGCGCCGTGCGGACGAGAAGGACGCCGAGGTCCTCGGGCGCCTGGTGTCACACTATGGCCAGCTCTCGCGCAGGCTCCAGGACATGATCGCCAGGGTAGCGGCCGAAGCCGCGGAAGGGGGTCAGACAGCAGCGCAGCTCGAACGGAGCGTGCGGTATCGCAGCCTGCTTCGGGGGGTGGCTGAGGAGCTCGGCCGCTTCGAGGGGACAACGGCGCGGGAACTCACGGGCGCGATCGAGGCATCCCTTGCGCGAGGCACGGCCGACTCCAGGACTGTCAGCGAATTGATCCTCGACGAGTATGGCCTCCGCGGCAGGTTCCACGAATTCTCTCCGCGTCAGGCTCAGTCCATCCTGGCGTTCACTCAGCCTGGCGGGCCGCTCTATGCGAGGCTCGAGGAACTCACGCCATTCACGGCCGATCGGGTCGCATCTGGCATTGCCCAGGGAGTGTCGCTTGGCTTCTCGCCATCGAAAGTCGCAGGCCTGATCAACTCCTCTCTCGGTCAGGGTCTAACCAGTGCGCTCCAGATGGTCCGCACCGCCCAGCTCTGGTCCTACCGGGAGGCGAGCCGGCTGAACTACCTGGAGAACGACCACATCGTTGGGGGGTGGATCTGGTGGGCCGAGCTGGACGGTATGACGTGCATGGCCTGCGTCGAACAGCATGGGACGGTCCATGAGCTCGATGAGGTTCTCGACGATCACCACAATGGCAGATGCAACGAGCTGCCGATGCCGATCGGCTCCTCCCCGTCGGAGTTCGTGGAGCAGACAGGCGACGAGTGGTTCCGCGCCCTGCCCGAGGAGCAGCAAATCGCGCAGATGGGTCCCCAGTTCCATGCCTCATGGCAGGATGGCAACTTCAGCCTCTCGGATCTCGTGAGCCCCTACTCGGACTCGGTCTATGGCGAGATGACCGGCACGGCTACGCTCGCGGAGTTGCTTGCGCGCTGAAAGTGTGCTAGTGTTGGGTCCGTAGAACCCCGGCGCCCCCAGGGATTGGGGGACCGCAGGGACAACCCAGCGATCCCGGAGTTGCGCCCGGTTTCCTCTTCGGAGGAAACCGGGCGCTTTTCGTTGGTCTCTGGACCAGGGGCGAGATGCCCCAAGGAGCGAAGAAGAGATGACTGGCAACCCCAATCCCCCTGGCGCGGGCGATCCAATCCCGGGGGCACCAGCTGCGGGAGATCCGCAACCGAGGCCGGACGCGGGAGATCCGCAGCCGGCACCGAAAGTGGAAGACGTCCTAGCCGAGCTGGACCAGACGCGCACTGCCCTGAAAGCAGCTAACCGCGAGAGCGCCGATCGACGGAAGCGCCTCGAGGAGCTGGAGAAGAAAGAGCAGGAACGTGCGTCTGCTGAGCTCAGCGAGCTGGACAAGGCCAAGAAGGCTGCTGCGGACGCGGTGACGCGTGCGGAGCAAGCCGAGGCCAAGGCGGCCGAGACGGCCCTGAGGGCAACGGTGGTTTCCGTAGCAGCTCAGAAGGGCTTCATCGATCCGCTCGACGCCTACGCCCTGATGGATCGGAAGGATCTCGATCCGACCGACGACAAGGACGTGGCCACCCGGCTCGATGTGCTCGCGAAGGCCAAGCCGCATCTCGTCTCGAAGACTCGGGTAGTGGCGCCGGGGATCAACCCGACGAACCCGAACGAACCCGAGCCGCACAAGGAGACGGATGAAGAGCGGCGGGCGCGCTTGTACAGCGGCGGGGGCAGCTTCCTCAGTCCGGATGCGGCACGCAAGCAAGGCGGCGGCGTCATCTTCCCTGAGACGCCCAAGAACACCGCCCGCGGGTGATGCACCGGAAGTCCTGGGGCCCATCGGCCCGGGAGTGAGGAAAGATGCAACTCAATACCTACGCAGACATCTCCGCGTTCGTGAACACCATCTTCGACGATGCCCTGTTCGCGGCGCGCGAGAGCGGCCTCATGATCAACCTGGTCTCGGGCTTCAGCGGCCAGGGCATGGCGGCCCGCAAGAGCCAGGAATACAACAAGGGCACGGCGAAGTCGGTGGTCGAGTCGGACGATCTGACCTCCGATGCCTTCACGCCGGCCGCCCTGGGCACGCTGACCCCGGCCGAGGTCGGCCTGCAGTTCTTCCTGAGCGACCAGCGGGTCGAGTCCGATCCATTCGCGGTCCGCAACGACGCCGCCATTGAGCTCGGCGGCGCGATCTCCGACAAGGTGGAGACGGACCTGCTCGGGAACTTCTCGTCCCTGACGGGTGGCACGATCGGCGCTTCGGGCACGACCATCACCTGGGGGCACATCTTCGCGGCCAAGGCAGTCCTGAAGGCGCAGAAGGCCCCCGGGCCGTATTTCTGCGTCCTGCACGACTATCAGTGGGAGGTTCTGGCGAAGGCCGCCTCCATCGCCACGGCTACCACGCCGGTGGCCGCTCCTGGGCTGACCGAAGAGATCAGCCGGAATTTCTTCGTGCAGAGAGTGGCCGATCTCTCCATCTTCACCAGCTCGAACATCGCCCTCTCTGGAACGGACGCGTACGGGGCGGTCTTCAGCCGGCCGGCGATGGCCCTCGACATTCGCCGGGCTCCGCGGTTGGAACCCGAGCGCGATGCCTCGCGGCGCGGCTGGGAGCTGAACATGTCGGCCGTCTACGCCCACGGCGTGTGGCGCCCCAAGTTCGGCGTGCAACTGCTCTTCGCATGCGCGACCCCGACCAGCTAGGCTGGTCCCAGACTCTAAGGATGAGGTGACCAACGAGATGGCCAGCCAAGCAGACATCAAGCACGCGGTGATCGACATCAGTGATCCCGCTGCGGACAACAAGAAACTCTTCGTCCTGAAGGCGCCCACGGCCGGTCAGGGCGGAGGCCTGCGCCTCGTGTATGCACAGGCCGTTGCCTCGACGTCGCACACGTCGGGCACCGCCGCAACCTTCGCGCTCCACAAGTACAGCTCGGTTGCGATCGGCGGGACGCCGGCGGTAAACGGGACGATCGCCGCGGCAATCGGCGGCACTGCGGCACCGCTTGTGGCAGCGGTGCCGCAGGCGTTCACCCTGGATGCCGACTACAGCTACCTCGCCCCGGGCGAGTGGCTCGTGGTCGACTATCAGGAAGAGGGTGCGGTGCCGGCGACGGCATTCCCCGTGAACCTGTGCGTCGGATATATCCAGGGCAAGTAGCCCTGGAATAGCACCCCAGAAGCGCGGTCATGCGGGCGGGGGCGGGCACGCTCCACCTGCCCCCGCCCGCTGGCCCTAAGACGAGGAGCGAGTCTTCAAATGCGGCTTTTGTGGTACTCCAACGCGCCCTTCTCCGCCACGGGCTACGGGAACCAGACCAAGCTGTTCGTCCCACGGCTGCAGAAGCTCGGGCACGACATGGCGATCCTGGCGTTCTACGGCCTCGAGGGCGGGATCCTGAACTGGAACGGCGTGCGCCTCTATCCCCGTGGGTATCACATGTACGGGAATGACGTGTATTCGGCCCACGCCAAGCACTTCGAAGCCGACCTCGTCATCTCCCTGATCGACATCTGGGTCCTGGATCCTTCGATCCAGGGCAATCCCCACGGCATTCCCATCGCTGCGTGGTTCCCGATCGACAGCGAACCCATGTCCCCGGCCGTGCTGGATAAGGCGAAGCAGGTATTTGCTCCGATTGTCTTCTCGAAGTTCGGGCAGCGAATGGCAGAAGAAGCGGGCCTCCCACACTTCTACGTCCCCCACGGGGTCGATACGAAGATCTTCATGCCTGGAGACAAGGCTGAGGCCCGCCGCAAATCGCTTCTGCCAGAGGACGCTTTCGTCGTAACGATGGTCGCCGCTAACAAGGGCGCACCTTCCCGCAAGGCCTTCCAGCAGCAGCTCGAGGCCTTCGCCATGCTTCGTCGGAAACACAAGGACGCGCTGCTCTACTTGCACACCACAAAGGCCGAGAACGGCGAGAACGGCGGGGTGAACCTGGTCGAGCTCTGCAAGTACCTGGGATTGGACACGGGCAAATCCGGCTCCGTTGTCTTCGCCGATCAGTACACCAACCTGGTCGGCTTCCCCGAGCCCTACATGGTGAACGTCTACCAGTTCTCGGACGTCGTGATGAACGTCTCGATGGGCGAGGGCTTCGGGATCCCCATCCTCGAGGCGCAGGCCTGTGGGACACCCGTCATCGTCGGGGACTGGACCTCCATGCCGGAGCTGTGCTTCGGGGGCTGGAAGGTCAGTCGGGCTGATTGCACGCCCTTCTGGACGCCACTGGCCACCTACCAATTCGTCCCGCACACCGGGGCCATCTATGACCTGCTCGAGCGGGCCTACGGGGCTTCCTCGGAGAAGCGCCTGCAGCTGAGCCGGCGTGCCCGGGCTGGCGCCTTGGAGTATGACGCCGACACCGTGACGGAGCGCTACTGGAAGCCGCTGCTGGAAATGCTCCATGAGCAGATCAAGAGTGGCCTCACCAAGCACCAACACCAATGGATTGCCGTAGGGCTTTACAACCCGGACGGGTCGATGAGCGTCCCCTGCAAGGACTGTGGAGCGGAGCTCCGTCGGGACGGGAGGGGGGAACGCGTGCTCGATGGAGGGTTCTCCAACCCGCAAGGCCTGAAGTTTACCGAGCCCGATGGTCTTGAGTGGCTTCTCTTGCGGGAGGCAGAACGCGACTACGGGCTCGGGCTGCTCGAGCTCGGCCCGGGGTCGAGAGTTGTAGACATCGGCGCCCACGTCGGTGTGATGTCCATGACCCTGGCCAAGCGCTATGGTTGCCGCGTGGAAGCCTACGAGCCGGATCCCGACAACTTCCGTCGGCTGGAGGCAAACATCGCGGCCAATGGCTTGGCTGTCGAGTGTGTCCAGAAGGCCGTGACGGGGGACGGGCGCGAGGTTCGGATTGGCGGGGGTGGCGAAAACAGCGGCGGGCACTCGATCTATGGTGCTGATGGACCGACAATCCCGTCCGTCAGCTTTCGAGATGTGTTGGGGGCGCTCCCCATCGACTTGCTGAAGGTCGACTGCGAGGGAGCGGAGTTCGAATTCCTGGATCCGGAATTGCTGAGAGGCCGGGTCAACGCTATCCGCGGCGAGTTGCACCGCGGGAGTGGAGACGCGGACGCGCTTCTGGCCCGCCTGATGGATGTCGTCCCGGACACGAAGATGACCATCCAGGGCGAAGGAAGGAAAGCCAATGGGACTTCACGAGGACTTGATCGCGGAACTGCTCGACCCGAACGTGTCGAAGTCGCCGCGGGAGAACGCGGCCCGAACGGAGATCTTGTCCATGCGGGCGCAGTTGGCCAGGTCGGAGAGCTCTGATGCCGTACCGGTCAGTCGGCCGATGGGTGCAGGTGAAGCGGGGGCGTCGGTGGATGAACCTGAAGCGTCACCCCGACGCGGCCGCCGCTCGTAAACACGCCTCGGCCTTGAATGTCAACGTGGAGCACAAGTGAGACCGCGAGATCTGATCAGCGCCCACGCCGGCGGACGTTGCGTCGTTCTGGGCAATGGCCCATCGCTGACCGAGAGCGTCGGGCGCGTCAAACTTCTGCGCGCAAGCGGGTGGGTGCTGCTCGGCTCGAACCGGGTCTATCTCCCGGGCGGGGTGATGCCGGACTACCTGGCGGTCACCGATTACCTGCTTGAACGCGACTGCCGGGATGAGCTCGCTCCGCTAGCCCGGCGGACACGGATGGTGCTGGACGAGACGCTAAGGGCGGAATACCCGCCGGATGCACGCGACCGGATTGTATGGTTCGAGAATGACAAGTCGTGGTACCAGCGGGACGGAGTCCCGAGTTTCTGGCGCCCAAGTTCTCCCGACACCTTTCATGCCGGGGGCACCGTTACCTACACTCTCCTGCAACTTGCGTTCCTGATGGGCTTCCGGGAAGTCGTCTTGCTCGGCGTCGATCACCGCTACATCATCCCAGAGGCCACCGAGATACGGGCCGGCGGCATCTTCGTGAGCCACGGGCCGGACCCCAATCACTTCAACCCCGATTACTTCGGCAAGGGACGTTGGTATCACGATCCGATGCCGGAACGGATGGCGATCTCCTACCAAGTGGCCGAGCGAGTGCTCTCGGCTGCTGGCGTCGATGTGTGCAACGGTACTCCCGGCTCGGCCTTGACCGTCTTCCCAATGGACGCGGCATGACCTTCGACCTCCTCTGCGTCACCAAGGCCGAGCCCCATGCGGAGCGGTTCATCCAGGCGATGGAAGATGCGGCGTTTCTCATCGGCGCCGGCATGGTGCTCTGCTTCGATGGCCTCGTTTCCGTGGAAACGGCCCCGTGGGTCCGCCGGCACCAGGTGGCCAGCGACGGGACGATCGAGAGCATCCTGGACGAAGCCATCCGGTATTGCCAGGCGGAGTTCGTCCTGCGGCTGGACGACGACGAGCGCATGACGCCGGGGATGGTCGATTGGTTGCGGACGGGCGATTGGGCGTCGAACGATCTGTGGGCCTTCCCGAGGCTCAACCTGTGGGGGGACGAGCGGCACTTCATCAAGGCCGACCCCCTCTGGCCCGATCTCCAGACGCGCCTCAGCACGCGCGAGAAGGCCGGCGGCCGGCTGGGTATCCATGACGGCTCGCCCTTCGGGCCGGGCAGGATCGCCGACGTGGAGATCGAGCACCACAAGTTCCTGGTGCGGGACCGAGCTGCAAGGCTGGAGATTGCCCAACGCTACGAGGCGGTCCGGCCCAACGCCGGCCTCGGCCCCAGCTACCTCCCATTCGGTATCCCCGAGGACTTCTACGGGCCCGCACTGCTATCCAGGGTGGTGGCGCGGTGAAGATTCCGTACTGTCTCGTGAAGTGGGCCGACAGCCAGGCCGGCCCGGGCTGGCGAGGACGGAAGACGGCCGAGGAGTGGGCCAACTCTCCTGGCCAGGATCATCTGAGCCTAGGCTTCCGGCTGCCGATCGGCCCCAAGGGGGACGTGGTACTGGCGCAGAGCTATCAGCTGGCACACCACGGAAGCGTTGGCGAACTGCTCCATATCCCAAAGTCTGCTGTCCTTTCGATCAAGATCCTCGGCCGGATTGACGAACCATGAGTCGCCTGACGCTCGACGACGAAGTCGCCATGCTCTCTCGCTATGCCAGCGCGTCGCGCCTCGGCGTCCTCGAAATTGGCTGTTACCTCGGAGGGACTACCGCCGAGCTGTGCCGTGCGGCAATCAATGGCGAGGGCGCATGGGTCTACGGGATCGATCCGATCATCGCCGATCTATATGGGCAGGTGGGAGACGAGGCAGCCATCCGGGCGGCAACGGCCTTCTACCCGAAGTTCACCTTCTACCGGGCACCGAGCCATCCGACATCGCAGGCATGGAAGTACCAGCTCGGGCTTATCTTCGTCGACGGGGATCACCGCTATGAGTCGGTGCGGGAGGACTTCCTCGACTGGTGGCCCCATCTTGCGCCCGGCGGGCACATGGCCTTCCACGACTCGCTGGATAGTGAGCGGCCGGGATTTGTCGGGCATGCGGGCGCCATGCGGTTCGTGGACGAGCTGGTGGCGGCCGGGTATCCGGAGCTCGTCGAGACCGTGGGGACCACGAGGGTGTTCCGAAAGTGACCGTCTTTCTGCCTCACCTCGAGACGAATCTCACGCTGCGGTGCCAGCTACGCTGCCGGGGGTGCAATCATTTCGTGGGGCTCGGCGCACACAAGAGCCTTCCAGACATCACGCCCGAAGCGCTGGCGCACGACCTCGAACGTCTCGGCCGCGTGGCGCACTCGAAGGCGTGGGCGGCGATCGGCGGCGAACCACTGCTGCACCCAGACCTGGTGGAGCTCCTGGGCGTGGCGACCATGAGCGAGATCGCTGACGAGATCGAGGTCTGGACGAATGGCCTGCTGGTCCGCAAGCAGCTTCCCGAGTTCTGGATGCGGATCGACAAGCTGGTCCTCAGCGCCTACCCCGGAAAGATGACTGACGCCGATGTGGCGTGGATGCGCGCCGCCTGCGAGGAGACAGAGACGGCCTTCGAACTGAAGGACGCCCGGACGGATAGCTACTTCACGGCGCTCCTATACCGACAGCCGAAGGACAAGGCCGGTACCCGGGCCCAGCACGCTCAGTGCTGGTTCCGGACCTATACGCACGTCGTCGATGGTGGTCGGTTCTACAAGTGTTGCACGTCGCCCTTCATCGCACCCCTTGTGCTGGGCCTCGACGTCGGCCACGACGGCCTCCCGCTGGACGGGATCACCGAAGAGAGCCTGCGCGCCTTCCTGACCACGGATGAGCCGCTCGCCGGCTGCACGGTTTGCGGCGCCCACAACGGCCCTCGCCAGCCCTGGCTCGAGGTCAAGGGGCCCGAGGCGTGGCTCGAGGCATCGAGGATCTGACATGGCCAGAACCGGACTCGCAGACATCCTCCTCAATCTCCGATCGATGGTCGACGCCGGGACGGCCGACTACGCCATCGGGACGGCGAACATGTGGGACGACAACCAGCTGCAGGTCGTGCTCGACGACTACCGGGTCGACATCTACCGGCTGCCGCTGTGCGCCATCGCCGACCTCACGGGTGGCGGATCTGTCGTCTACAAGGAGTACAAGGCAGAGAAGGGCCGCTGGTGGGAAAAGACGACGGGGGGGTCGGTCTTCTTCATTGTCGAAACCAGTGATGGCTCCGTTGTAGGGACGGCCTCCTACAGCGTCGACTATCAGCGCGGGATCGTGACATTCGGCGCCGACCAGAAGGGCACCGCCTACTACCTGACCGGCCGCTATTTCAAGATCAACGCGTCGGCGGCCGAGGTCTGGAGGCGCAAGGCCGGCTACGCCGCGAAGGCCTACTCCTTCTCGACCGACGGCCACTCGTTCCAGCGCAGTCAGTTCCACGACCACTGCCTGAAGATGGCCAATTACTACGACAGCCAGGAGGCTGACCTAGCCGTGCTCCAGGTTCGGCGGAGTGATATGGACGCATGAGCATCAGCTCTGGCCCCTCCTCCGCAGAGCTCACTGACATGCGCGCCGAGATCGAAGCCGTCGCGCTGCCTGATACCTGTAGCATTCTCGCCCTGACCCGGACGGCGGACGGGCAAGGGAACTTCACCGAGGCTTGGGGGACGGCCGTGGGTGGGACGGCGGTGCCATGCAGACTCGACAACAAGGGCGGCGGCCGGACGCCAGTGGCGGCCGCCCAGCGGGATTACTCGGATTGGGTCCTGACGGTGGCGCACGACGTCGCGCTCACCACGGATAACCGGGTCGTCCACGGTGGAGAAACCTACAACGTACTCTCGGTGAACGACGATGGTTCATGGCCGCTGATCCTGCGGGCCACCCTGGGGCGAGTGTGATGAGTTCCGTGCGCATCGACATCTCCGGGCTGCAGCGGCTCTCACAGGAGAGCGGTCGGACATTCGACCAGATCCTGGGCCGGGCGGCGTTCGACGTGGAGGCAGAGGCAAAGAAGCGAGCACCTGTGGAAACTGGCGCCCTGCGAGCCAGCCTGATGGCGCTACGCGTCAAGCTGAATCACTGGATCGTCCAGGATGGCGTGGAGTATGGCGTCTTCCAGGAGCTCGGGACGAGTCGGATGGCAGCGCGGCCATTCCTAGTGCCGGCCTTCGAGAAGGCCATGAAGTCTCTCAATGATCGGATCGGTGCTGCCATCGAGAGGATCGGCCAGATATGAGCGCTTTCAACGCGCTCTGGGCTGCGATGTACACGCGGCTTTCCGGCGGCACCGCTCTCACGGCACTGCTGGCTGGAGGCACGGCTTCCCCAAGCGTGTACCACCTGGCGGCGCCAAAGGACGCAGCTCTGGACTACATGGTCTTCAGCCATCAGGGAGGTGGCGATGAAAACCTGACGGGCAATCGCACGAAGAACCTGCTGGTCTTCGCCCGAGGGTACTCCTCGACGGGGCCGGCGAAAGCGGGGAGCATCGACGCGCAGATCGATGTCTTGCTCCACATGAAGCCACTCACGGTAACGGGCTGGGGCAACTTTTGGCTTGCGCGAGAGGAGGACTTTGAGCTGGTGGAGTTTCACCCCGCCAAGGTCCCTACGTACATGGCCGGCGCGGCCTACCGCGTCAGGCTCGATGCCAGCTAAACGCTGGCAGGAGGGTTAGAAGATGGAGTTCAGCGGCAGCGCACTGGTCACGACTTGGGTCCACAGCGGGGGCACTGCGACCCTGACGGGCGATCACCGGACTGTCACGATCACCCCGACCATCGGCCTGGCCAAGGCCACCGCCGGCAGCGACGCCGACGAGCAGTACCTGGCGACCGTCAAGGACGCCACGGTCAACTGGTCCGGGGTCGTTCAGGCCGGAGGCACGGCGCTTGAAGACGCCCTGATCGAAGGCAAGTCGGGCACGCTCATCGTGGGGCCCGAGGGCACCGCCACCGGCAAGCGGAAGTACACCATCCCGGCCATCAGCATGGGCCCGAAGATGAACTTCCCGTTCTCGGACACGTCCGAGATGTCGGTCGACTTCCAGAAGTCGGGCGCCCTCACTCGAGGCGTGTACTAAGCCGACGGGGCTTGGAGGGAGCGACATGGTGAAGCTGATGAGTGGGCGCGAGGTCGAGGCGGATCTCGGGGCGATCACGATCGCCGAGTTCCGGGCGCTGTTCGATCCAAAGCAACTGGAGGCGGAGGGAGATGCCACGCTGGGAAAGGTCTTCGGCCTCTCCTCCGCGGAGGTGTCTTCCCTCCCCTTCCCGGACTATCGGGCAATCTCGAAAGAGATGTTCGACCGCGCCCGGGACCCCGAGACCTCGCGCCCAAACTCTCCCGGCGGGTCTACCGAAACCTAGCGCTCGGGGATCCGCAGTCGTTCGAGCAGTCACGATGGGAATTGGCCGAGCGCTTCGGGTGGACGCTGGAATACGTGGACGCGCTGCCGCTGGACACTCTGCACGAGTACCTTCAGGTGCTCGCCGGCAGAGGGGCGGCGGCAGGATCGATCTTGAGGAAGAGGTGAGCGGGTGAGCGTCAAAGTCGCGAGCATGTACTCCGAGCTTTCCCTGAAGGACGACAACTTCAAGCGCGGCGTGAACGCGGCCATCCCGGGGATGCAGCGGATGGGCGCTATTGCCACCTCGTCCTTCGCCCTCATCGCGGTGGGTGCGGCGGCCGCCGGCAAGGCCTACCTGAAGGCGGTTGACGATGGGGCAGCCCTCATTGCGAGCGTGGACGACATCGCAGATCGCTTCGGGGTGACGACCAAAGAGGCCGGCGCGCTGAAGAACATCATGAACACGATGGGGATTGAATCCTCGACGCTGAACATGGCATTCAAGACACTGTCCCAGAACGGGATTGCTCCTACCCTTGATGGGCTGCTTCAGGCAAAGGCGAGGTTGGATGCCACGGGAGGCGAAGCGGAGCGCACCGCCCTCACGGTGAAATTACTTGGCCGCAGCGGGCTCGAACTGGCCGAGACCCTACGGCTGGACAATGCCCAGCTCGCCGGCTACATCAAGAACGCCAGGGATTCGTCCTTCGTCACCGACAAGATGACCGATGCCCAGGATGCCTACACTCGCTCCCTGGCCGAGTACAAGAATATTGCGATGGGGGCCAACGTCATCGCCACCCAGTCCGGCTTGGTGACCAAGGACAACATCATGCTGGCCTGGGAGGAGGGCAAAGCCCGCGATGCCCTTCGAAGGGCGTTGGCTACTGAGGGCATCCCCGCCTACAAGCTGGCGAATATGACTATCCAGGAGCAGGTCGACCTTCTTCAGCGGCTTCAGGGGGCATGGAAGAACTCCGGGCAGGCAATCTACCGCGCGAGCGAGCAGGAGCGGGCGGCAGTGCACGTCTCCGAGACCCTCTTGGAGCGGTTGAACAAACTGGGCGGGATGCATCTCAACCCGACCATCGCGGTTCATTGGGACGAGATCGGCGGAGACGAGGAGACCAAGCGCCTCTTGGCAACAGGTGGGGCATCCTACCTGTACAACATCCAGACGATCCATAGGATCACGACGATCCGCCAAACACTGGCCGGTCTAGAGGCGGGATACGTAGAAAGAAACACATCGGGTAGCCCCGATGACCGCAACAAGAATATGCATAACACCTGGAAGCGTGACGCGAACGGGAACTGGATTTGGTCCTATGCCCAGGGCGGACGCCTTCCCACGACCGGCGTAGCCTCCGTGGGTGAGGCCGGCGAAGAAGGGATCATCGACGGTCAGGTCATCCCCCATGCCGAGTGGATGGCGATGAAGAAGAACATGGGCGCCGTGCGCGGGTTCGTCTTTGGGGGTGGGAAGGGCGATGACCCGAACCGGAGGAAGACATCCACGGGCGGCACCTACAGCCTGGACGGGAGCGGAAGCCGGTTTGCCGGAACCCGCGTGACTAACAAGACTGGTGCCGGGCTTAGCGGCGGAGAAAGCCTTGCGAGCGTTGTGGCCGTGGCGGCAGAGGCCGCGAGCGCGGCTGCCGCCGGCGTGGCGGTGCAGGCGGCCCAGGGAGCGGCTTCGGGCGTAGCCATGCAGATTCCGACGGCCGTCGCCCAGCAGACTCGTGAACAGAATCGGATCCTGGCCGAGACTGGGCGCTCCACCGTGACGGAGATCCGCCGCCTCGGCGATAGGATCGTCAACGCGGTGAGGGATGGGGTGCTCCTCGGATGAGCGTCTCGGCCGCCATCGCGCTTGAATGCAATTTCGGGGGCACGGCGTGGACCGACATGTACGCCGATGTCCGCCTCGGGGATGCTCCTCTGACCTGCAAGTACGGCATCACTGACGCCGGGCCTTCGGCCCTGGTGGCTTCCACCGGCAGCGCCTCCCTTTCCTTGGACAACAGCGAGCAGAACAGCGCCGGATCGATCGGGCTCTATTCCCCCGGCCATGTAAATCTCAGGACCGGCTTTGCCAAGGGCGCCGACATTCGGGCGAAGTTCACCTACGATGGCACGGCCTACTACAAGTGGCGCGGCAAGATCGCCGACATTCTGCCGGCCTTCGGGACATACAGGGAGCGCGTGACCCGGGTCACTGCCGTCGACTGGATGGACCAGGCGGCGGTGCAGCTCATCTCCCAGCTGCCCATTCAGACCGACGTTCGCGTAGACGAGGTCCTGCCTGACATCCTGGCCGACATGCCTGTCCAGCCGCGGGCTACGGCCTTCGGCACCGGAACTGAGACCCTGGCCAGGGTGTTCGACACCGAGAGCGACGCAAAGACAAGTGTCCTCGGGCTCTTTCAGAAGCTGTGCCGGAACGAATTGGGGGGGCGGATCTACCTGAAGGGAGACACTGCCGGCGGGGAAACGCTGACCTTCGAGAACCATCGCAAACGAGGCACGGACACCACGGTGGTGGCCACGCTGGCCGACACCATGCAGGATCTGACGGTGGAGCATCTTCGCTCATCCGCCCGCAATGTCATCAGGGTGCGGGTCTTCCCGAAGCGCGTCGACACCGAGCTGGTGACGATCTACAACCGGGAGAAGAGGTTCGCGCTCAATCCCAAGCAAAGCCTCCCGATGGTCGTCCAGTTCATTGACCCGGCGACCAAGCGCCCGATCTCGGCCACGGGGGTCATCACTCCCCTTGAGGCCGACACCGATTTCAAGTTTGGCTCGAACGAGGGCGACTACGGCGACCTGAATGACGACCTGCGGATCATCACGGGCGACCTGGCCGGCGCTCTCGGGGCCGGGGCAGCGGCACCGACAATGGGAGCCTCTGGTGTGGGAGACGGGCGGACCGCCTTCTCCTTCGCTGGCGCGCAGTACGTCAACATCTGGTCGCCGGAATTGGCGCGGCTGTTCAACGGATCGCTGGGGGCAATCTTGGTGCCAGTGCGCATCACGGATGCGGCGGTGTGGGCGGATGGGGTATCAAGACAGATTTTCCGCCTTCTTGCAGATGGCAGCAACTATGTCATCGTCAGGAAGAACACCACCGTCAACCAAATCAACTGGCTCTACAACGCCGCGGGAACCACCGAGAGCATTGGCGATACATCATTGGCGGCAAGCACGGACTGGTTCCTACTTGGTATGACGTGGGACAAGGCCGCCGAAGAAGTCAAAGCCTATCTCAATGGAGTACAAGCAGGAGCGACGGCAACGGGGCTTGGCATCTTTGCAGGGTCGCTTACCGAAGCCTCGCTTTCCCAGAACATAGCCACTGCCCACAAGGGCCTCCTGGCCCACGCTGCCGTCTTCGACCGCGTATTGACAGCCGCTGACATCCTGGCCATCTACAACGCCCTCGGCACGGACCCGCGGCCGGCGATCATGTCGCACGCGCCCATCGGCTACTGGATGCTGGCCGACAGTTCTGGGGACGAGGCCGCCAGCGAGATCGAAGCCGGGGCCATCGGCGGCAACTCGGCGAAGATCGTCGCCATCAACACCGGGGAGAATCCCGGCTGGGTGAATTCCCTGAAGCTTCGTGGCTATGGCATTTATGCCTATGACGATCAAACAGCGGAGGCGCGGGACGAAGAGAGCGTGGACGCACAGGGTGAACTAACACTGACCTGGGATCTGGAGCAGCACGACAACCCCCTCGTCGCGGAAACCTTGGCGGGATTCCTCAAGCTCCACTGGACGGACCCCCCGCCGCCTGTGACTGTGCGATTCCTCGCCAATGCCAGCGACGCCCTCATGCGGGCATTCCTCCTGGGCGAGCCCGGCAGCCGGATCACGCTCTCGGAACCCGTGACGGCCCGGTCCGCTGACTACTTCATCAACGGGGTGACCTTCGACGTGGAGGCTGGGGGGATCATCTGGTGCGAGTGGCTCATGGAGCCGGCCGAGATCGTGCCGGGCGGAGCAGCCTCGTACTGGATACCGGACGTAGGGCGGTTCAGCGAAGCGCCGTCCGAGACGATCCCGGCACCGTGAGGAAACTATGAGCTATGCAGCCAGGACGCACATTGTCGCCGGGGCCGAAGCTACCCTGGCCGACTACAACCAGGGGATGGACAACGAGGCCCAACTCAAGGCCTGGGTGGACATCGCCGGCAAAGCCTCCATGACCAACAAAAGCGGCGGGGATCTTGCGGCCGGCGCCGTAGTGATCCTTGAGGCAGCCTACGACGACGCGTTCACTACAACGACTATCGCCAGCGATCGCCGCATCCTTGGTGTTCTCTCAGAGAGCATCGCCAATAACGCCGCTGGTCTTGTTTACACCGCGCCCGAGAAATGCACCGTGCTGGTGCAGGGGAACGTAGCGCGCGGCGATTTCCTGGTGACCTCGACGACGGCGGGCAGAGCGTCTTCCGTTGGGAAACTCAAGAGCGGTCCCGGCATCTTTGCGGTAGCCACCACGGCCTACTCCGGAGGCGGGGCGGGCTCCGTCAGCGCAATCCTTCTTCCGGGGATAGAGCTCGGCCTGGCCGGAGGCAACCTCTATCATGGCGGCGGCTACCAGGGCGCTGTCGTGGCCACGACTTACAAGTGGACCACATCGACCGACACCACGGGCTCGGTCGCCGGCGCGGCCCTGTCGGTGGCCCGGAGACACGCCGGGGGCGTCTACGCCTCCCTCGTGGGCTACGCCATCGGTGGCTTCGCCGCCGACGAGAGCGCGGTTGTCGACAAGCTCACATTCTCCAGTGAAGTGACGGCTTCCATTTCCGCTATCCCGGCGGCGCGCAGTGGCGTGGCTTGCAACCTCAGCGCGAACGATATCTACGCGCTCTATGGCGTGGACTCTGCCGCGACCGACAGCCAGAGCCGCTACAAGATGAACCTCGTTTCCCAAACTTGGTCCACCCTCAGCGCCGGCGGCAGCATTGCCTGTGCCTTGCGCGCCGGCGTCAACACTACGGCCTATGGGTACGTCGCCGGGTATCACAACGGCGCGTCCGGGCAGTCGACCGAGATCAAGCGAACGCAGTTCACCACGGACACAGAGGCCCTCGTTTCCAGCGCCCTCAGCCAGGCGAAGTCCGGTGTGAGCCAGAATGTGAGCAATGCGACGGATGGATGGTTCCTCGGCGGCGCGGCGGAAGGCGTGGCCGTGTATGCGACGGCAGAGAAGTTCACATTCGCCACTGAAGGGATCGCTACGGTCGGTGGAGCGGCTCTAAGTGCTGCCCGGCAGAACCTGGGAACCGGCTCCGATGGGGTGACGGCGGGCTATCTGCTGGGGGGCACAACGGCGAACTCGGACTTCCCCGTGACGAACCCCGTCACAACGGCCGACAAGCTCGTCTTCGGCAGCGAAACTACATCGGCCGTCGGGGGGGCGGCGCTCGGGACGGCGACCCTCGGCGGCGCCGGGATGTTTGGAGGCTGATACATGACAGAGGAAACGATCTCCACAGTGGTGCGGGCCAGGGAGGATGTCCTCCGGGAGAAGGGGGCTGCAATGCGGGCCGCGTTCGAGGCGATCGCCCAGCCGCGGTCTGACTTCCAGCTGGCTCACTTCGTGGTGGCCCAGCATGACACCCTGCCGCGCCAGTGGGCACAGGCCGTGCTTGAGCTACAAGGCCGGGTGTTCAACATCGCCCGGATCCAGGCCGACGTCGAGCTGCTCGAACTGAAGCTGGCTGACGAGCTTGAGGCCGCCGACGCGGCCGACGGACGAGAGAAGCGCCGGCACGAACTGGAGGGGGCCAAGATCCGGATCGCGCTCGAAGAGACCGGTCTCGGCAGGCTGGGCAATGTGCGGGAGGCAGAGTCCCTGATCGCCATCGTGGAGACCCTGGAGGCCAAGAACGGCGGGCCCTTCACTCGCGAGCAGATCGAATCCGACGAGGCCCGCTACTGGAGCCTGCGGTTGCGGCGCCAGGCGTACCCCATCATCCGGGGCTTGATCGATCAGGGCAACGCCGAGGTCTTGCTTCAGACGTTGGTTGAGCCGGGAGAGGAAAGGCCTCCTTTGCTCGGCGTGAATGAGACCATGACCCGGCTCGGCGTGTCTCCGGATGGTGAACTGGCCATGCTCGAAGGGGAACGGGACGCTCTCGAGAAGCGAATCCTAGAATTGCGCGGCGCACCGCAGCTGGTTGGCGGCAATGGGAGGACTGCATGAGGAAGACAGTCTCCCTCACCTGGCCCTGGAATTGGACGGGCTCGCGCTGGTCCTTCGAGCGCACGATCGAGGAGATCGTGGCGCTGATGCCCGACAGCGTCGCGCTCCGGGCTTTTGATGGGCCCTTCGAGTATGGCGGACTTCTCCAGACGCGGATCCCCTGGAAGGGGAAGACCTACCGGGATCTCGAGGTGGCGCTGAAAGCATTGCCGCACCGGATCGAGGTCGACGTGTGGGGCCCCATCTACACGCGCCTGTGGGAAGCGGAGGTGCGGCTGCAGAAGAACGTCATCCTGCCTTACTACAACCCCGAGCACGAGTTCGTCGACGTCGAGGGAGAGACGGCAGCCAAGTATCTACCCGCCGGCCTGGGACCCTTCCTGCGATCGATGGGGCGGCCGAAGCGCACGAAGCTGTGGCTCCAGTCTTATCGCCGCGCAGACGCGCACCAGGACATGTTGTTCGCCAAGTGGCTGAGCTACAAGGACCAGGCGACCGGCGAGTACGTGATCCACGGCCTCGCCCATCAGCTCTATCCGATGGGCTGGACGACGCCGGCACAGTATGAGGATCAGACCGCGCTGGACGTGGCCAGCCACGAAGCGATTGCCCGGGCCGTCGGCCGTCCTGATATCGCTTGGTTCCCCACGCTCCCGGCCTACATCGAGAAGGGTTGGAAAGCCTCGGCCGCTGGGGTCCGCCGCCAAGTGGAGTGGCTGCTGGCCAATCTTGGAAACAGGATCGAGGGGTTTAACTTTTGGAGTCTGGATCAAAACGCCTGGGAAATGCCAGAGATGTGCGACTACATAGCCAATCTACATCTGCCTGGATCGGAACCGGCACCGGAGCCAGATGTCCCCCTATCAGTCGCGGAGGTCCTGGAGAACCACGAACAACGCATCGAGCATCTTGAAAGTGTGGCGACTCCATGATCCGGGCCACCTGTCATCCCGCTCGAAAGCATGTAGCGATGGGGCTGTGCGCGGCGTGTTACCAGCGCCCATACAACAAGACTGCACGACAGCGAGACCCGACCTATCTCAAGAGGTGGCACGCCGCGCACCCAGGGAAGCAGAGAGAATACGACCTCAAGCGCTACCTCTCTGTGGAAGCCTACGACAAGATGCTGTCTTCTCAGGATGGCCGCTGTGCAATCTGCGGCAAGGAGGATGCTGGAAGAACTCTTGTTCCTGACCATGACCACGCAACGGATATCGTCCGTGGCTTGCTGTGTGCCGCGTGTAACTTCGGCATTGGCTGGTTTAGAGACGACCCCGCGCGCTTGGCCCAGGCCAGGAAATATCTGGCCAATCACGTCGATCGGCGTATCACTGCCCTGGAAGTCATCCATCAACCCGGAGCTGTCCATCCATGACCTTCCCTGCCCCCGATCCGAACGTGCAGCTGGCCCGCATCCTTGGCGGCGTGGCCGATGTCAAGCAAGACGTCGAGGACCTGCGCAAGGATGTCGGCCAGGTGCGCCAGGAATGGCAGCACTACTCGGGCAAGATCGATCAGATCCACGCCGCCGTCTACGGCAACGGCGGGCCGGGGCTCCGGGAGCGCGTGGCCGTGATCGAGGCTGTGCGCAAGCCTGAGGCCGACCTAGTACAGAGCCAGATCAATGCGTCCTCGGATATGGCCGACGTTCAGTTGAAGGAGGTGAAAAGCGGGTCCATTGACTGGAAGTGGCTGGCATTGGTTCTGGTCAATCTCGTGATCGTCGTCCTGGTCGCCAGGATGACAACCTGACTTGGAGGTAACTCGTGAATATCTACCGTATCCTTGCTCTGCCCCTGCTCGTCGTCCTTGCGCTCTTCCTGATCGCCGCCCGATCGCTGCAGGAGATCCCGCCGGCCGTCGTGACGATCATCGGCTATATCGTGGCGATCCTGCTGGGCGGCTTCGGGGTGAAGCCGATCGACTGGTTGAAGCACCTGTTCAACCTTTCCGGTGCCGGCGCGTTGTGGTTCGTCTTCGGAGTGTCCCTGGTCGTGGCGGGAGTTGCCATCTACTTCGGCGGCGCGCTCGTCGGATTCACCCTCGACCCGGAGCACGTCCTGGCAGTGTTCGGCCTGTTCCTGGCGGCAGCCACCTACGTCTACCGCGAGCTGAATCCCGAACCGCAAACCTGAGACAGCTCGGTCAGTTCCCTGTCCAAAAATGAAGAAGGGCTCCCTTGTGAGGAGCCCTTCGTCTCCGCTTCCCCGGGCCAGGGGTAAGCGATCCCGCAGCGATCACTGGGATTATACGCTTGGTTCTGGCGCCTGCACGGCTGGGGTTTCGGCTTCGACGGCTGCGAGTAGCCTCTCAAGAACATCGTCCGGAAGGTCAAACCATTCGCCCCAAGCGCGATGCTCGGCCAGACTCTCGTGCAATCCCATCTCAACAAGTCGGGCAGCCCGCAACGGACGAAGGGAAATCACTTCCAGGCGAATCGGCGACCCGATCTGAAGATTACGGATGCGCCTCTCTGGGTCGACCGAGATCCCGATCTTATAGCGTTTCATTCCCTCTGCACGGATCACATACAGTAGCCTCGGCGATGAACCTGACGCGGCATCGCCCAACTCCACAAAGCCTCGCAGACGATCAAGCCTTAGAGCCGCAAACGTCTCCTCGGCCTTGGCCAACCTATCGAGAAACTCATCGCTTACGGGAGCAAGCCCCGCCTCGACCTTCGAATAGCTGGATTTCCCGGCATAGCCCATCAGGCCAGCCATCTGGCCCTGCGAAAGTCCCAATGCCTTTCGCTTCCTAAGGAGCGATGCCGAGGAGGGACGCCGGTTCATGCGTCATGCCCTGCTTCCGTGCCTATCCTACCCGTATCTTGTGCTCCGTGGACCATCCTGGCTCTACCCCTCCGCCCGCCTCAGCTGGTTCTTCAGCCGGCGCAAACATGTCCCACACATGGCGACGACCGTCTCCCCGAACCTGATCAGCGCCACGGCGTAATCTCCCTCGGCCGTGGGGTCGGGCTGATCGTTGCAGCAATCGCAGCGGCCACGATCTGATGCTTTCCCCCAGGCCAGGAAGAGCGGACCTTGCTTGACGAGCGGTGCGTCCATCAGAATGGGACCTGTGTCCTGGACTTCTTCCACGCTTCGGTTGCCACGACTGCATGCTCCTTCGCGTCGCCCTTCGTGCCGATCGGTCGGGCCTTCCGAAACTCGTCGAACCACAGCAGGTCCACATCATCGCCAGGCTTGAAAGGGCTGAGGTTGTAGAGGTTGATGAGATGGACGAAGTGTGCACCCTGCGCCAGCCAGCCCTTCTTGATGGCGAAGGCCAGGTCGTCGGGGCCAAGATGGTTGGCCCACTCGTCGGGCGGTAAGGGAGTTGGCGGCTCGGGTGGTGCCACAGCCTCGCGTGGTAGGGTCTGGGACTCAACCTCGGGCGGCTCGTGCAGAGTCCATTCCGCATCGACCGCGGCGTCGCCGTTCTCCGCCGTGACGGCGAATGGGAGATCGAACCGTCTCTTGAGGGCGTCGGCCTCGGCACGCTTCATGGCGACCTGCACCGGGTCCATCTTCGTTCGTTCGTCCGGCCGAATGTAACCGACCCCCTCGCTGTAGGGCCGCTTGCCAATGATGCTTGGAATGGCCTCGAGAGGCACGCCCTTGTCGGCGAGCTCCTTCCACATCTCGGAGTAGGAGCGAATCGTCTCCGAATCCCGGATGATGCAGCGGAATGCCAGGGCCCCCTCGGGGATCATCAGCTGATGGCGCTCGTCTTCGTTGTTGATCTGCTCGAACTCCGCCCAGAAGTTCCCTTGGATCTGATGGCGTGCCGCCTTGCGCAGTCCCTTGATCCCGGCCATCAACCCGGAGCCGGGGATATACCAGATCTCGCCGTTGAACGGGTCGAGTCCATGTGCCACGGCGCCCTGGGCGAGGGCGAGTGCTTCGTTCTCGGCCAGCTTCTTTCCGCCGGGGGCCATCAGTTGCACGCGGCGGGCAATCTCGCGCAGATCATCCCGACTGCCCCAGGGTGCAATCCGGGCCTCGGGCTTCGTGGTCAGGGCGTTGTCGCTCATCGGGATCCTCCTAGGGGTTTCGTGTCCTGAAGCAGCTTGGCCGCGGCGGCGTCGATTGCCTTCTGGTGGGGGTGAGGTTGTCGAAGGGCCGTCGCCGGCGTCCTGGCGAATTTCACGCGCCTGGCCAGCATCCCGACGTAGAAGGCGCGGCCTTCTGAGTCGACGGCGAACACACGGCGCCGGCGGGGGTTGGAGGTCGGGACGGCCCGGAACTGCGACAGCTTCCGATCACCGGCGGTCACGCCGACGTAGCCGATCCACCGATGCCCATCCACGGCGCCCATCCCGTTCCCGTCATCGCCAACCTCGATCGGCTCGCCCTGCTGCCAGTCAGCCGCGACGGCGGCGAGATAGCCGTCGTGCGAATACTTCCCGGCGAGGAACTGGTCAAGGTGGCTGGTCATCGACCAAGCTCCAAGAGCCGCGCCATGAACACGGCGGCTTCGGCGCGTGTGAGCGGCTTGTCGGGGCAGAACATGGATGGCTCGGTGGAGCAGCCCGCAGTCAGGCCGGCGAGGCGGATCTGCTCGATGTAGCTCTCTGCCCAGTGGCCCTGGACATCGGTGAAGGGAGCGGCGATGGGGTTCCCTTGCCGCTGGGCGATCCGGTCGGCCTGGACCGCAGCCCCAAGGAGAGCCATGCCGGTACCGAACAGGGTCAGTATGAGCACGGCGCCAAGTGCCAGACAGAGGATCGTCTTGTTGGTCATCGGCTTCTCCCTCACTGTAGAACGGCTGTTCGGGCTTGTCTTCCCCCGGGCGCCGTATCTGCTAGGAAGTATAGGGCAAGAGACTGTATTTGTCAAGGCATATACCCCTTGACAAATGGCTGACTTTCCCCCATAATTGGCAGCATGGCGAATGGAGGGCAGGTTGCCGTGGCACCAGGGACCCTGCGACACCGGGTCCCCGAGCTGCTCAAGAAGAGGCCACAGGGCCAGCGCAGCGCATCCTGGTTGATGCGGACGGCTGGTGTTTCGTGGTCGACTGCCCAGGCTCTAGCGGCCGGCGAAGACTTGAACCTCGAGAAGAATACGATCCTGAAGCTCTGCGATGCCCTCGGGGTTACGCCTGCGCAGCTGCTGGCCTATGAGCCGGATGAGGGGAGCGGCTAGGGGAACGGAAAACCCCCCGCCAGGGTAATGGCGGAGGGTTCGCCCGGCCGCTAAGATAGTCTCAGCAAGCCGATCCCGGCCCTCAACGTCGAGGGAGAAGGCCGGGAGCAACGCTAGGCCGAGGGACCTAGACCGATGCCATCAGTTGTCCCGTTAGTCGCAAGTGGGCAGAGACGCATAGCCCTCAATGTCGCTATCCAGAAGCGTGTGCTCCCGGCCGTTCGTGTCCAGCAAGGTCACGAAGACCTTCCCGGAGAGTTCCTGGACGTCCTTCACACACTTGAACGTGGTCGTGCCACAGCCGGCGAGGGCGAGTACCAGGAGAAGACCAACGAGCAGTTTCTTCATGGCGACCTCCAACTGAGAATCTAGTCGATCTCCCGCCGGCTCTGTCACAGACTGCCGGCGGTTCCGCACCTTACCAATCGAATAGCGGTTCCAGTGCCGAGGAAGAGACTCGAACTCTTGACCTCACGTTT